GCACGAGCAGCATCATCAGCAGTCCATGCAGCAGCATTAGCAGCCCAAGCAGCAGCACGAGCAGCATCATCAGCAGTCCATGCAGCAGCCTCATCAGCAGCAGCACGAGCAGTATCTAATTCATCATCCGAAATATCTCCCTCCAGCCACCGGCGTTTCGCTGCAATCGCTGCCACGCTGCGAGAATCTGGTTCTTCTAACAGTGCCAGTGCATCTTCTGCACACTGGCACGCAAACTCATGCAGAAGATCTGTTGCGTCCAGCATCCACAGCACAGTGCGGCGGCGGCCGCACAATTTGTCGTCGCCTTCAATCACGTCGCCTTCGATGTCAACGCGGCAGAGGATAGGACCAGAGGCATATCCCAGCGCATCGATAAGCCGCACACTACCATGCATGCCGTTGTTGCACAGTGCAGGCTTACCCTCGCATTCGAGCGGCACGCCAACTTCAACCAGGCGGCCGTCATTGTAGCCAAGGCGCTTGTCTTCGCTCAAAAAGTGCCACGCTAGCATAACTCTCTCCTCTCCGTTGTGGGGGCCGGTCGCCCGGCCCCCGTGCTCCGTTCAACTCTACACGGATTATAACACGTCGTGTCATGTGTGTCAAGCACAATTTTACACTTTGACAGAGTGCTTTACGATATAAACCACGACTTGGCATGAACATTGCTATAAGATATAATATAATAAGTTAATAAGATATAGACTAGGAATAAGAATATCTTATGAATAAGAATCATCATGAATAGGATTAGGAATAGCTAATAACTCTAATACCCCCGAAGGGGGTAATAACTATATAGCTATTAGCTATGGGGTCCCTAAAGGGACCCATAGAGAATAAGAATATGCTTAGGCTTAGACTTAGGATGATCGAGTATGAATAGGCCTAAGTCTAGGCTTATTCATAGGCTATTTAATAGGCTTATTCATTATGGGTCTGAAAATTCGATGCGAATAAGGACCTCGTTAGGTCGTGAATAGCCGCCCAACAGGGTCTGGGTAGGCTAGGCCGGCGGCAAAGCCGGCGGTGGCAATCGGTGTGGGGATAGCGATAGCTACCCTCTCTAACTGTTAGACATCTAACAATCGCGGTCACGGCGTGCTGGTCTGCCAGCATGTGGGCGGCGCGTAGCGCCGCTACCCTTGTTGTCTTGCGCCGACACCCCCCGGCACACCCGATGATGCAGTCCGGTATGTGGGGGTTATCCCCTCAGACACTCGGGGGGAAAAAGTGTCAATTTTTGCTTGACAGTGTGTTTATGATGTGATATGCTTTGGGTATGGTTGGAGCTGGAGCTGGCCGGGAATTTGGAGGTTTGGAGAGATGGCCGAATTGGAAGCGTGGGAAGTGGCTTATAAGCGTCTGTACACAAAAATCAAGAACCTGCGGGAATCGCACGATTATCAGGAGTGCGAAATGGACAACATTCGAGAGCGTGTGTACTTGTTGGAGAGGGGGTACGATTTGTTTTCCAGGGAGGTTAGCGATGCGCTTGCTCGCATTGCCAAGCTTGAGGGGAGGGATAAACCGTGAGCGTGTCTAAGAACGTGGACGCTGATCTGGAGCATTTGCGGAAGTATTTGGATTTTCGGAAGGGGGGTCCGATACGGAACGATGTGACGGGGTGGGATTTTACGGTAGACCCGCCGATGAAGTTACGGGAAGCGATGCGGTGTACCTGCTTACACTGCGTAGGCGGTGAGAGTGCGAAGGATGTACGGGATTGTTCTGGTACTGGTACAGCGGGTAGGCCGTGGCGGTGCGAGCTGTGGCCCTATCGCATTCTGGGGAAGGTAGACCGTAGCGGTGGCAAGGTTCTGAGTCCGTTGAAGGCGGTACGTCAGTATTGCCTTGCGTGCCGTGGTGATGAGCCGTCTGAGGTTCGTGAATGCCTGGACACCCATTGTTTTTTGTGGCCTTATCGGATGGGACGGAAGCCGGATTGCATGGTGAGTGATGCGGAGCGGGAGGCGAGACGCAAAGCTTGGGCGGCCCGACACGGGAAACAGGGGGGTGGGGAGTCCGAAAATGAGGGGTAGAAAATGCCATCGTATGCACTTTTCGAGTCCCTTTACCCCGTCCTGTGCAGCGATTCATTTCCGGTAGGGGTAAGGGTGCACCCCCCGTCTTTTGTGTGCATAGAACGCATGTTTTTAGCCGATTTGAACAGAATTATGGCGAATAGGGTATCTAAATGACTGGCAGTCAACGGAATAGGTGGAAATTAAACCCGCTGGAACGGATAGATTTCGGTCATCGGTGTGTGGTGTGCGGGTTACCGGGTTTTCCGAGTGACTTTGGCGGGGGCAAGGGTGGTCGGTATCGGATCTGCACGGAGTGTATCCGGTACATGCGGGAGATGGGTGAAGGGTTGGTGAAGCATGGCGGTGACGTGGTAATTCAGAAGCATCGGGAGAGTAGGTATCTGGATGCTAGGACGGTGAAGGAGCAGGCCTTGTGTTGGGAGCATATAGACAGTCAGATGACGGAGGGGGAATGGAATGCGTTGTGTGACCGCGAAGCTGGAGAAATCGCCCCCTGGGAGAAAGCGTGGGCGCGTAAGCGGGCAGGTGGTAAAGCCCTACGAGGTGTGGCCGAAGGTGAGTGCGGCGGGCAGGATTGAGCAGCGGTTGTTGTGGGAGAACCTGGACGCGGACATGAGCGAGGAAGAGTGGTTTGCGTTGTGCGACAGGGTAGCGGGCCGGATACCTGGGGGTATTGGCTCGTAATTGCGTGGTGACTTGTACGAATGGCAGATGAAATGGGTCAAGGGAAGCCATGAAGAATGAACTGCCTCGGGTAGAGATCGTGTGGCGTGACATCGTGGAATCGGCGGGGTGGACCAGCCGGGACGATGTGATGAAGGTGGAACCGGAGATGTGTTCGAGCATTGGGTATCTCTTGGACATCACGGATGATGTGGTGCGTATCGTGAGCAGCACGGTGAACGCTTCCAAGGAATCGAACTACCAGGTGTTGCCGCGTGGTGTGGTGAAATCTATTCACAGACTAAGACGGGACAGGGAGATCAAACCGTGAGTAAAGTAGATGAATTGCGTCGGTTGGTGAGAGAAGAAGAACGGGTTTCTTCATTGATTAGTGCCAAGTCGGATGAATTGAGGTTTGAGATTGGAACGTGTGACGCTGATGTTGGTTTGGAGGCGTGCGTTAGTGTTATAGACTGTAACTGTTCTATTTCTAAGCGTACTGAACGGCAGTCAAGGTCTGTTTTTCTGTTGGAACCTGCTGATGCGGTGCGTTTTGCACATTGGATTCTGGATGTTTTCGGTGATTCCTAAGTAGCCTCATTCTCCTTCCCACGGGGCGGCGGGCTGATTCTCTCCCGGCTCGCCGCCCTTCCTTGTCTCCCGAATGTTCGAGATCTAACAGTACATACATTGACAATCGCATATCGTTTGTGATATACTGTGTTGCATAGGGCATATCAATGTACGGGTACTGGGAACTGTCGGAGTTTTGGGTAAGTCAAGACGTGGCCGACCTTTCGAGCACGAATAGCCTGTCTGATGAGCGGCCTCATGTAGACGGGTTGGATGATTCGCGTTTCGCATGGCCCGAGCCGGGCAGTGAGCTCGCGGCGTTCATCAACTCGGTGTGGAGGGATACGTTTGAGTAAGCCGGTGTTCCCCGAGTTTGAGTTTTTGCCGCAGCACGACTTTGGCAAGGACGACTACTACCTGAAGCTGTCGAATGGGATGGACGCGGATACGATTGCGTATTGCAAGGCGCTGGCGAAGGCGGGTGGTGATACCAAGGGCGCGGTCAAGATCCTCAAACCCACGGCGCAGAAAAGCACGATAGCGAACGCCGCGCCGGACTTCAAAAAGAAGTACGCGGGTACGCAGGCGGCGCGGCAACTCATTTCATATCTCGGGATGCTGATGACCAGTTACGACGATCATCAGCCGGTGACACTGGATGAAATCGTGCGGCAGACTGAGCGGGACTTCCGTAACCAGAGCACGGACGCGAAGACCCGGATGCAGCTGAGCGAGAAGATCATGAAGTGGCGGGGTCTGGATTGCGACACGGTAGACAAGACCACGGATCTGGAGGACAGCGAGATCCTTGCCACGATGGAATCGTTACGCAAGAAGCGGGGAGTGACGGCGGGAAGCAATTGAGCGGGACCAGCCCATATTACGCCTTTAACCGGGCGGACATCGCACAGCACATCCCGGAATGGGCTACGCGGGTTCTGGACGTGGGTTGTGCCAGTGGGGCGTTTGGCGGTCTCCTGAAATCGTTGGGGGTCTCTGAGGTAATCGGCATCGAGGTGGAACCGGACGTGTGCGCTGCGGCGCAGGACGTTCTTGACTGTGCGATATGCGGGGACATCGAGACGATGGACCTGCCATTTGAGGGCGGCTACTTCGATTGCATCGTGTTCGGTGACGTGCTGGAACATTTGAAGAACCCCGGCGAAGTGTTGAAACGGGTTGCGCCGTTCCTCGGGCCGGATGGCGAAGTGCTCGCGAGCATCCCCAATGTGCGGTTCTATGACGTGATTCGCGCCTTGGGTGAGGGCCGTTGGGAGTACCAAGACGCGGGGATTCTTGACCGGACGCATCTCCGGTTCTTTACGGCAGTGGAGATGCAGAAGCTGTTCGCGGACGCGGGGTATGAGGTGGTGACGCTGTTGCCGTTGTCTCAGGCGGTCGGGATTCCCCGGAACCCTGACGGCACGGTGACGATGGGCAAGGTCACGATTGGGCCTATAGACGAGGCGGAATACCAGGACTTGTTGACGTACCAATACCTGATAGGCGGGCGCAAACTGCTGTGAGTGTGATTGTCGATAAATATCTGTCGCTCACGCCAGCGGAACGCAAAGAGTTTCATCGGCTCCATCCGCGCAAGGCGGGGAAAGTGGAGTTTGAGGCGGTCCGCATGGCGGCGCGTGCGGACTTCTGGTATTTCCTCGACAAGATTCTACGCATCCCTGTGTTGTATGGCCCGCTACATCGTCCGCTGGCCCGGTGGATGGGGTCATGGAGCAAGCCCGCTAAACTGTGTCTGCTTCCTCGTGGGCATCTCAAGAGTTCGATATGCAACGCGGCGTTTACCGCGTGGGAAGTGTGCCGGAATCCTGAGATACGGATTCTGATTGTGTCACATAAGGCGGATGATGCGATCAAGTTTGTGGGGTGGGCACGGTCGTATCTGGATTCACCTGGGGTTCGTAAGTATTTCCCCGAGATCACGCCGAAGATGAACAAGTCGGGGCGTCCTCAGAAGTGGTCGGGCAAGGGGCTGTTGCTACACCGGAACGGGCACTACAAAGAAGACACGGTTGAATACAGTTCGCACGATGCGCAGGTAACGGGTCGTCATTACGACCTGGTTATCTTTGATGACCTCGTGACGAAAGACAGCGTTGCCAGTCCCGAACTGATGGCAAAGACTCAGGAATATCATCAGCACTGTCAAGCCCTGTTGGAACCGGGTGCGCGGGAAATGATGATTGGGACCCGGTATGACTTCTCGGATTTGTACGGGACGATCATCGAGACGCCCGAACTGGCTGGCGAATATGACATCGTGGTGAAGTCGTGTTACGACGCGGCGGGCAAGCCGATTCTCCCGACCCGGTTCACGGAACTGGAGGACGATCTGCCGTGTCCTGAGAACCCGGCCAATGCGCGTAAGTCGTTGCCCGCTGTCAAGCGCAAGATGGGGACATGGGTGTATGCCTGCCAGTACGAAAATAATCCCGTACCCACGGACCTGCAAATCTTCAAACCGGACTGGATACAGATCATCGACCGGGTTCCCGAAGGTCACGTGCGGTACTTCCGTGTATGCGACCTGAGTTCCGAAAAGGAAACGAAGACCTCGTGGACTGCGATAGTGACGGGGGCTGTGGATTCGGACAGCAATGTCTATATCACGGACATCTTCTGGGGCAACTTCACGGGGCAGAAGATCATCGAGGAACTTATCCGGGGCCAGCAGGTTGACGCGGATAAGCGCCCTGTCCGGGTGGGGATGGAACCGGGTCCGTATGAGCGTAGCCTGAAACCGTTCATGCGCCAGGAGATGATGAAGCAGAAGACCTATATTCCGTGGGCATGGTTGAAGGGTGAGCAGAGCGAGACGAACAAAGATGAACGCATCCGGGGGCTTCAGCCGTGGTTTGAGAACGGGATGATCTACTTCCTTCGCAACTGCCGGAACAAGGACAAGGCGGAAGAAGAACTAATCCGGTTCCCGCGATTCAAGCGCAAAGACATCATCGATGCGCTTGCGCAGATAGAACACATCATGTTTCCGGGGAAGAAGCCGGAGACGAAATCCGCCACGCCGAAATACGAAGACTGGTTGGACCCGGCATTGATCCAGGGTGATCAAACATGGATAGGCCAGGACCGCGTAATGGACGAATCGACAGCCATTCGCGTTTCTGCGATAGCGTACAACTGATGAAACTTCCCACCAATGTAGGTAAAGACGAACTCCGGGTATGGGAATCGCGCATCACGCGGGCATATAAGGCGCGTGAGAAACACGAGTTGCGCTGGCAGAGGCTGAGGGAGTTCTACCGGGGGAACTATTACGGTTCGGTGAAGTATGAGGATCGGATCGCTATCAACTGGATGATGGTGAACATCCGTCAGATGATGGCGTCTTTGTACTTCCAGAACCCCACGATGTTCTTTAAGGGGAACACGCCGTTGGGTGAAGCGGTAGCCCCGGTGATGGAGCAGGTGCTGGTACGCGAACGTCAGATAATGGGGGCGCAGGACCAGGAGCGCGAAATGCTGTGGAACGCGCTCATGTATGGCACGGGGATACTGAAGCACGGGTACAACGCGGAATACGACATGGACGAGCCGTATGCGGATGACCGTGCGTTGCCGGGGTATCAGGGGAGCAGCGATATACGGTCGGGCACGGATGAAGATTTGAACCTTCCCCAAGCCCCGGTGGTGGAACACAACACGGCTATCCGGTACGGGCATCCGTGGAAGAAGTGTATCAGTCCGTTTGATTTTTTGTCAGACCCGGAGGCGCGTACACCGGATGAAGCGCGGTGGTTTGCGCATGTAATCAACCGTCCGTTTGTGGACGTGATTCGGGATAGCCGGTACGACAAGGAAGCGCGTGCCCAGGTAGAACCGACGGGGCACAGCGAGCACGGCAACGATCCATCGGCTACTACATCGAGTTGGCGGGAAGATGAAGTGTCCCGCGATTCGTCGATGGTGACGCTGTATGAGATTTTCGACAAGGTAACGCAGACGGTCATTGTGTGGAAGTGGGGGCTTGACCGCCCGTTGCTTGTAAAACCGTATCCGTTCTTTGGTCAGGAAGGCCCGTATGTGTTTCTCCAGTTCCTTCCTGACGATGATGACTTTTGGGGTCTGAGCTACGCGGATTCGTTTAGTGACCAGATCCAGGTACTGAATAAGATGCGCACGCAGATGATGGATCATCTGCAACGGTGGGGGGCCACACGGGGGGCGTTCCGCACGGGATCCGTGAACCCGGATGATGTGCGGAAGTTCGTTACGAATACGAACAGCTTTGTTGAGGTGATGGGCGCGGACCGTATCAGTGACGCCCTCGAAATCTTCCCGCATGTGCCGATAGCGGGTGATGCGTGGAAGCTGACGGAACTGTTTCAGCGCGACCTTGACGAGGTGTCGGGTATATCGGAGTTGGCGCAAGGGTCTGGTCATGGGGTCCAGACCGCGACCGAAGCGAGCTACATTCAGCAACAGAGCGGGTTGCGCGTGGGAGATATGCGGTTCCTTCTGGAACGGGCATTGGTCAAGAGTACGCGCAAAGACGTGTCGATGTTGCGCCAGTTTTGGGGACCGGAACGGGTGGTCCCGCTGGTTGGGGATGACGGGCGCGTCTGGCAGATGGTGTCTCTGTCTCAAGACCTGGTTGCCGCCGATTACGAGGTAACGATTGAGCCGGGGTCAACCGAGCGCGTGGATAAGAGCGTTCGCGTCCGGCAGACGATTGACGCGATGGCTCAGTTGATTCCGTTGATGCCATACCTTCAGCAGATGGGGTTCACGTTGAACGTGCCCGAACTGGTACGGACCTATCTTCGCAATACGGAAGTGTTCAGGAACCCGGAACGGATCATTGTGCAGTTGCCGCCGATGGCACCTCAGCCGATGCAGCTGGAAGGGCCGCAGGGGAATGACGCTGCGGCAACGCCGCAGGAAGCGCAGGCACAGCTTCCGGCCAGTACGCCGGTGAACAACATGAACCAGATGCCGTGGGAGACGGACCCGGCTCAGATGGGACAGATGTTTAGCCAGCGCATTTTCGAGGGAGGTCCACGCTAATGCCTCATTACAGTTTTGAATGCGATTGTTGCGAACAGGAGTACATCGAGTACTACAAGGCGAGCGAGGTGCCCAAGACCAGCGTATGCCCCAAGTGCGAAGGGACTACGGTGCGGACGTTCAAGCCGATGCAGATTAGCATCTTTCACGAGTATGTAACGCCGCACATCACGGGGGAGCCGATGTTGATTCGCAGTCGGAACCACGAGAAAGACGTGTGCCAAGCGAATGGGGTGATGCGGGTGACGGCGGATGAATTTAACACGCCCCGTAAACGTCAGCCGGTGAAGCTGGGGTCGTTCAAGGAAGATTACGAGCGCACGCGGCATGAAATGGGGGTCGTATGATGAGTCTGGCAACCAATAAAGCGAGCGAAATCAGGGCGCAAATAGCGGTGCTCCAATCGAAGCTGGACATGCTTGAGGCGCAAGACGGGAAGGTACTGAAGTTTGTGGACAGTCTCAAGGCGGATGGGGCGTTGCCCGATCTGCCCTCGATTGAGACTATCGCAAAGATCGTTGATAGGTGGGTGAAATTTACAGGCTGAACTGTGATGACGCCGTGAGGCAATCGCAGCAATCGGCAAGGAGCAAGCATGGACGAGTTGAAGCAGGCCGCGCTAGGCGGTCAGAACGTTGAACCCGAAACGGACGTATTCTCGGACGCGGTAGCGCACGGCAACGAATACGGAAACAGCACGGGCGATTCGTTCGTTGAGGACAAGGGTGTAACGGGCGGTATCGGTATGCCGAAGGAGACGGGCGGGTCTCCGTTGGAAACGCCAGCGGATAACCCCGACCTTGAATCGATGCGGCGTTCGATGCAGGCGGACTACACCCGGAAGACCCAGGAGCTTGCCGACCAGCGGCGGGAACTGGAACGCCAGATGGCTTATGTTTCTCAGCTGCAATATATGCAGACGATGGGACAACAGCCGACTAACGCACAAGTACAGGAAATGAAAGGAATCCTCGACAGGCTTCCTCCGACTACCCGTGCATCGATGGAACCCGAAGCCCAACAGGTCCTTGAGATCATGGAGACGGTGATCCGCGATGAGGTGGAAAGCCGGATGAAGTCTGCGATCAACGGTGACGAAATCGGCGCGTTGAAACGCAACATCGAGGAGTTGAAGAACCAGCAGTGGTTGAACGCGAAACAGGCTGAGGCGAATGCGATCACAGCGAAATACGGTAATGACAAGATTCAACCGTACCTGACGCAAATCGCGGGGGTGCTTCAGCAGAATCGCAATTTGACGGTGGAACAGGCGTTGATGCATGTGGCCCCGAATGTGATCCAGCAGTATTGGATGGAACAGGGCGTGCGCCACGCGCATACGCAGAAACAGCGACAACAGCAAGCCGCGTTAGAGGCGATGCGGTCTGGACCGAGCGCGAACCCATTGGCGGGGTTCCGCGAGAGTGAATCCATGTGGGATTCGGCTCAGGCCGTTATGGGCGCTTCAGCGGCGAATTTGGAGCAATAGGAGTATCTAAACAATGGCGGCAACATCGCAAAGCCTTGTCAATGATGTTGTATTGTCCAGTACCCTTCAGCGGCGCTCGCAGGGCTATGAGAACCAGATTAGCCAGCAGGTCCCGTTGTTTTACTGGCTCAAGCGAAAGGGCCAGTACAAGCCGGTCAGTGGCGGTACGCGGATTGAATGGGCGGTGGAGTATGGGCTGGACGATTCGGAAGAATCCTACAGCGGGTTCGATGAGTTCACGCTTCCCGAGCAGGACAATGTAACGATTGCCTATGCGAACTGGAAGCAGGCGTACAAGTCGATTGTGATCAGCGGTCGCGACCGTATGATTAACACGGGCCAGAAGATTTTCGATCTGCTTGAGCAGAAAGAGAAGAATGCGATTGAGAGTCTGCAACAGCAGATGAACGAGCGGTTCTATTCGGATGGCACGGGCAACGACAGCAAACGGGTAACTGGTCTTGGCGCGATCATCGCGGAAGTTCCCACGACCGGCACGCTGTTCGGGATCAACCGGGCGAATGAGGCGTGGTGGCGGAATCAGGAAAAGGATACCAACGCCGCGTATTACGATACCACCAATGACGTTCCCACGATGCGGAATGACATGGTGGAACTGTGGCTTAAGTGCGGTCGTCTTGCGGCTGGCGGGAAGAAGGATCGGTATCCCGACCTGATTCTTGGCAGCGAAAACTACTATATGTATTACGACCGTACCTGTTCGAAGATTGGTCAGCGGTTCGTGAACACCAATGCGGCGGATGCCGGGTTTACCAATCTGAAGTTCATGGGTGCGACGTTGATTCATGATTACGACTGTCCGAAGGACGCGGGGAACGATGAAAAGGCGTTCTTCATCAACAGCCGTTTCATGCAGTTGAAGTACCACCCGCAGCG